ACAGGTAAAGCAAAAGTGTTTAGCTACATTGGATATGCCCTATGCCAACGTGTAGCAGACCATGTAATATTTGAAACTAAATATATGAATATAGGTAAATTAAGTGCGTACAATCTAGAGTCTAGAGATGTACGAGAAGAAGTAAGAAATAAAAATAATCATAAAATACCTGGTGGAGAAAAAATAAAAAAAGATTGGGTAGAAGAAAATGGTGGCGATGCAATTAAAATTAGGTGATAATTGGTTGGAAACTAAGGAAATTTAATGGCAGATGAAATTCATTATTATAGTGATAGTAAAGACGAATCAATTCCTATATCAGAAATGTCAGATGTTTATGTCAGAAGGGCATTAAAAAAAATGATTTTAAAAGAAAAAACAAGAAATGATAAAAAGGAAAAAATTAAAGTGTTTATTCGTAATGCAATTAATAATTTAGAAAGGGCTTTAGAAGATAAATGACGGATTATAAAAATTATAAATTACAAGGTAAAGTTCACGCACCATTTAGCCCGATATTAATGGAATTTGACATACCAAAACCATATGTTGATATGTTAAATAATTATGGAGATAAAGTATCAAGTAGTGATGAAAAATCTAAACAATTAGATTGGTCTAATAACTTAGTGGGAAATGTTAAACAAGAACATAAAATTGAAGACCATTTATGGCATCAAAAACCAAATGAAAATTTACCAACATTTTTTAATTGGGTTGGACATTGTACAAATTTATATGTAAAAACAAAATTAAATGCTGATGGTGATGATTTAGATAAAGAAAAAGCTAAACAAGGAATTAAAAAAGTTATGCTACATAATAGTTGGCTTGTTAATTCTATAGCAGGAGATTTTAATCCTCCCCATATGCATTATGGAATGATATCTGCCGCAGGTTGGTTAAAAATGCCAGAATCTGTAGAAAAAGATGAAGAAAGAGAACACGCAGGTTGGATTGAATTTTTATATGGAACACCACAAATGTTCATAGACCCAAAATATCCTGTAAAACCACACGTAGGACAAATATTCTTTTTTCCTGCTTGGTTATTACACGAAGTTTACCCTTTTAGGGGTAAGGGTTTAAGGCGAACTATATCTTTCAATTTAAGTTTTGAAATGTAGTTGCCATAGTTTTTGAATATTGTATAATATTCATAATGTTTAGGAGTAATATACTTGCAAATATATTATTGCTTCTGGCTGAACAACAATCACAAAGTTGTAAGGCACATTTTTAGATGAGTATGTCCAAATGGATGAGGGGTCTAGGAATGGTATTGAGTACCGTTATCATTTGAAAGATGATTTGTCGGGGAAGGTTGTGGGTGCGTTCATCCAAGTCCCACGAAGCTACCTATTAAAATTAACTTTGCAAATAAAGGAGTTCAAATTGAACGCAAATGAAGTCGTAGATGTTGGATACAATCCTCTACCAACAAAATTAGACGATTTATCAGAGGATAAATTAAAGAAATTGATTGGTCAATCTGGTGATACATCAACTGGCGGTGGAATGCCGAGATTATCAATCAATCACTCTACTGAAGATGATGATGGCAATCAGATTCCTAGAGGATTTTATATGATAAGAAATGCTGAAGGGCAATCTGTATTTTCACCTAAAGTGACATACAGACCTTTTGTGCGTACTTTTATGTATTCTGTCTGGGATAATGATAGTAATTCATTCAGTAGTCAAACAATTCAATCACGCAGTATGAACGATTTGTTCTATGATTCAAGTGGTGGATTGAAATGTGGCAAACTTGCCCCCGATAGACTAAAAACACTTGACGAACATTCTCCCGATGCAGTACTTCAAAAGAGCATTAAATGTGTTCAAGTACTTTATGGTTTGGTGTCCATAACCGAGGGGCAAGATGCTACAGGAAAACCTTCAACTGTAGAAAATATACCTGCCGTTTGGTATGTAAGAGGTTCTAGTTTTATGCGTATTTCTGATTGGATTAAAACAATCGAAGCACAAAGAAAACTTATGCCAACTGCAACAGCCGAATTAACTACTGTAAAAGGTAAAAGAGGTGGTAATATTTACTATGGTGCAAATGCAAAAACAATCAGTTTTGGTAAATTTACCAAAGATGACCAGAATCAATTATTAGAGTTTTTTGATACTATTAATTCATTTAACAATGGTATTATGGAATCTCATAAAACTAATAAAAAGCTAAAAGAAAATAGTGCAGATACTATTTTAGAAAGCAGATTGGTCAATAATGGTTCCGATACTTGATTTAGTCAAGAATTATCTCCACGAAGCAAGTAATGGCGAGGCTAAACTCTCGCCTAAACTTGTTAAAGAGTTCGAAAAGGCTTGTGGGGATGCTCTAAAACGGCAATTTAATCCACAAAATAAAAAATGGCGAATGAGAATGTCTGGTTTAGGCAAACCATTATGCCAACAACAATTAGATAAAAAAGAATTACCTAAAGATTTAGAATATAATGCTGTAATGCGATTTTTAATTGGTGATTTAATTGAAGCATCAGCAATATTTATTATGAAAGCATCTGGAATTGATGTTGAACATACACAAAAAGAAGTATCCACAAATATTGGAGGAGAAGAAATAAAAGGAACATTAGATATAAAAATCGATAATAAAGTTTGGGATATTAAATCAGCAAGTCCATATGCATTTACCAATAAATTTGGTAATTATGGTGGATACAATAAAATAAAAGAAGATGACCCTTTTGGTTATCTTGTTCAAGGATATGGTTATGCAAAAGCTGAAAATGTTCCATTTGGTGGTTGGATTGCCATTAATAAATCAACAGGTGAATGGGCTATATGTGAAGCCCCAAGAGAACAAGAGGAGGAAAAAAATGAAACATTACAAAAAGCTGATAACAATGTTAAGTCTTTGGTGGAAGACAAGCCATTTAAAAAGCTATTTGAACCGAAAAAAGAATCAATAAAAATTAAAGGTGAATCTGTATTTACAGGAAATGAACTAATGCCTATGGCTTGTAGTTTTTGTAGCTACAAGTATCATTGTTGGCCTAAGGCTGAATTGCACAAGAAAGTTGCAACTAGGGCTGTTAATAGGCCTATGGTGTGGTATACAAAATTGAAAGAGAAAGATTTAGAGAATTGCCTGTAATATTTCAATTAGAGATTAATGATGCTGATATTAAGTCAAATGCTGATATTTTCTATATAGAAGAGTATACAAAAAACAGAGATGCTCAGAATGTGCTATTTTTACGCACTAGAGACCCTTTTCGTGTTCTCTGGGGTGATAAGACCTTTACCACCAATACTTTTAGTATAGACGAAGATATACAAGAAATTAAAAATTTATTGGATAGAGGAGCCATTGTAGTAGCTGATATAAAGGGATATACAGAAGAATTACGTAAAACATCTCCTAAAACAGCTCAATATTTAGATTTACGATTAGAGGAATTATATGAATTGTATAAGCCAAAAAATGTTGTTAGATGAAGCTAAGTCACGGCTTTAGGAGTAGATTTGAATTTGAATTTGCACAATATTTAGCAAAAAATAAAATTAAATATGAATATGAAAAACATAAATTTAAATACACTTTACCAATTAAAACATATACATCGGATTTTTATTTAACAGATTATGGGTTTCATTTAGAATTGAAAGGACATTTAGATGTGGCAACTAGAGTTAAACATTTACTTATTAAAGAACAGAATCCGTCTGTTGATATACGGTTTATATTCCCTAATTCGCAAAAAAAGATATACAAAGGCAGTAAAACTACATATGCTGTTTGGTGTAACAGGCATAATTTTTTATACGCAGATAATAGGATACCAAGTGAATGGTTGAAGAAGAAATAAAACTACCCAAGAACAAGGTATATGTTATAATATCTCCTATAGGTGAAGACCAATTTAACATTGTTTGTGTTGATAAAATGGAAAAACCAGTAGGTGAATTGTATTTTATGATGCGAGGATTGTGTGAAATGGCTGTAAAATATCAAGAAGATTTAATTGAAATGGGAAAGGAAGTAATGTTACAAGAAAAATTAAAAACGGCAAAACAAGATTTATTAAGTAATGTCATTCCGTTTAAACCAAGGAGAACTAATGGTAAAAAATAGTAAATTTGACTTAGATTTACAATATGGGCAATTACGAGAACAGCAAGTTCACGATATGTTTCATAACAAAAAAATTGAAATTAAAACAGAAAGAGATTGGTGGAAAAAAACAGGTAACATTGCTATAGAATATGAATGTAATGGTAAACCAAGTGGGATTGATAAAACAGAATCTGATTTTTGGATACAAATATTATCTCTAGGTGTAGATAATTATTGTAAATTAATTTTTGAAGTGCCTAGATTAAAAAGAATTGTTGAAAAGTATAAAGCTACACACAGCAAAATGGTAGGGGATAGAAATGCCTCTAAATGTGTGTTAATACCTTTAGAAGAATTATTTATGAAAGACAATGTTGAGTTATGATAACTAGACTATATAAGTTTAAAAATAGAAAAAAAATAGGGGAGAAATGAGAACATCAGAAATTTTAAATGAAGCAAAGAATCTTGTAGATGGGGATAGACATAAGGATTATGGGGATAAAACAGAGAACCATAAAAATATAGCTAAACTTTGGTCAGCTTATTTAGATACAAAAGTAGAGCCACACGATGTAGCAATTATGATGGCTTTATTAAAAATGGCTAGGACGAAATTAGGTGCTGTAAGTAAGGATACTTACATAGATATGGCTGCGTATGGTGCGATAGCCGGTGAAATACAATTTAAAAAGGAAAAAAATGAAATTAATAAATGAGGATGTTGTTAAAAAATTATTAGCATATCTGTATAGCAAACCTTATAGTGAGGTAGCATTACTGATAGCACATTTAAGTCAATTGCCAGAATCAGAGAAAAAAGATGGCAGAAAAGAAACTACCAAACAATAAAGAGGCGATATTACAATTATTATATTTTGGTATTGACTCAAAAGGCAATTTTTTTTCTGAAAAATGGACTTGCCCACCAAAAGAATTTCGTAAACATATGGATAAATGGAACGAAAATTATGTAGATACAATAAGGTATGAAAACGTAATAAAATATATAGATAATCTTTTTGATAGAGATATTAAAGATGTAAAGGGATATTTAGGATGACAAAAACTATAATAAATATAGTGCAAAATGATTCTGGTGGTACAAATCCAGATACCCACGCACACGAAGATAAAATATGGGAATTAACATTTGAAGATAATGAAACTACAACATTAACAAGAATGAAAATGATGGAGTTGTTAACAAAAGGAACTGTACCTACAAAGACAGTTCATTCTTTTAAGAAATGGGGATTAACAACAACACAGGGAAATAGTATAAGAACTTGGGTTATTGTATATGATGATAAGTCTCACGTTCAACTAACTAATGTTGATTTTTATTCGCTGTTAACAAATGGACATAGAAATAGAGGAGAGGATGAACATAAAGAAACAGATAAAGAACATAAGGCTCCTGTAAATCCAATTCTTTTTGAAGGTAGAAAAAGTTTAACAACTTCTCAAGAACAAGAAGAGTTAGATTTATTTAGAGATTCAGTTTTAAAAGAAAATTTTAGTCCAAGTTATGCAAGAGAAAAAAAAGAAGAAAATATTGCCGAATAAAAAAAGCCCCACTAAAAGTGAGGCTGATTTATTAGATACTATTATTTTAAAATTTTATTTTAAATACAAAAAATTATCATTTACTGAAAAGGTTTTAGCTGTATTATGTATACTTTATTTATATTTTTATTTTATTAATTGGATAAGGGGTTCCCTGATTTAAGTTTTATTTCTTCTAAAGTAACATCTTGAATTTCATTTTCCTTTTTAACAATAGCAACATCTTTACTTAATACTTCAAGGTCTTCTTCTAATTCCCAACCATACTCTTCTAACATTTTAAGTTTTTCAATAAGAGGTTCTAAATTAGCAGGTTCTGGTAGCATAGCTATCTGTTCTCTTATTTTACCTATCTCTTTAAATACTTTTGTTAAATCAACAGGTTTAATTTTTTCTTCTACTTTTGCAATCCTATCAATTAAATCTACTTTGTATTCATTTGCATACAATAATACTTCATCAAATTGTTTTCCTAATTCTTTATCTTTTGCTACTAGTGGCTGTAGATTAACAGGAGGTTCATTTTCTAATGACGAAAGTCTAGTATTAAACTCGCCCCACGCATAAAAACCTCCACCAATAGCTCCAATTACACCTACTAGTGCCGCATATGTGCTAAGTTTATCCATTATTTTCATTGTTTAAGTGCCTCCAATTCAGCTAATAATTTATTTTTTGTTTTTTGTATGTTTAATAATTTGACCCTATGAATTTCCACTGGGTCGTCTTGTATATAGGAATTTAAAGTTGTTCCTAAATAAATATCCCCTGTATAAGGAGACAAATCTACTTGTAAAAATAATCCCATTGTCACATCTTCATAAATGCTTCGTGCAGAATAAAATGTTTGGTTTTTATATTCCTCAAATGAATTATTTTGTTTAAAAAATATATCCTCTTTTGAAAGATTTTGAGTGTTTTGTTTTGTAACTTGTGCTATTTGTTTAGCTATCTTTTTTAAATTTTCTTTTAATTTTGTCTCGGCCCTAGCAACATCTGTAACAATCCTGTCCTCGGTGTCCATCTCTTCTCTGTCTTCCGATTGTATGTCTTCCTGCTCTTCACTACTTTCTGTTTGTACATCGGATTCCTCAGAGCTTTCGCTACTGGATTCTTCCTCCTGATTTGTTTCTGGCTCATTTGATTCTGATTCTGTAGTTGATTCATTTTGTGCTAGTTCTTGTTCCTCTTCTATTTCTGGCTCACTTCCCACTTCTTCTTCCTCATTCTCAACAACCTCTTGTGGGCTTTCTTCAATTGTTGGGCTTTCTGTAAACTCTTCCTCAAACTCTTCAAAAGATTCCTCAGTAAGTTCTTCATTAAACTCCTCCTCGGTTATCTCTTCAAAAAATTCTTCTGCTGTAATTCCTTCTTCTTCTAGAAACTGAGTAAACTCTTCTTCCATTCCAGTTTCTTCTAAAAATTCAGTAAAATCCTCCTCAAATTCTTCTGTAAATATTTCCTCCGTCATCATTGGTGGAGGTTCCATTGTATAATCCTCTTCAAAAAATACCTCTTCAATTATAGGCATTTCTTCAAAAGTTTCAAACTCTTCAAAATTTTCAAATATTGGTTGCTCTTCAAAATCAACCATATCTAAATCGATAGTTTCTAATTCTTCATCAAAGTAAAAGTCATTTTCAAAGTAATCACTTTCACCTACAGCATATTCATCTTCAAAATAAAACTCATTTTCCCAAGAGTAATCCTCTTCATACCAAGTATATTCTTCTTCATACCAAGTATCATTCCAAGTGTAATCCTCTTCCCAATCTATATCATCAATAGCATCATCAATAGTTTCATCTATATCATCAATAACATCTTGAGAGTCATCGCTTATTGGATTGATGTAAGTATATTGTATCTTTAATTCTACATCATCAATATCAGGCCCCCAATGTCCACTTCTATTATTGGTATTTGTTACACCTACTTTTATATCAAAGTCTGTTTGTGTATTTGACCCCTGTATATGCGTATCTGTGTAGTTGGTAAAAGACCCACAATTGATACTTCCGCATCCTGTATCTTGTATAACTCTTTGTTGAGTAGAGACAGAACCATCAGAACCAGTAATAGTTTGTTTAAGTGTAGTAGTATTATCATATTGATTCCAATACCATATATCTGCACCTAATGTACTTGACCAACCATTCTGTATTTCTTGTACAGTCATGTTAGTCTTTTCAGACAATGTAACAGTTTGTTTTATTGATGTATTTTCTTCTGCTGCTACAGAACCACCGGGATTATTACCACCTCCTACAGTAGAGAAAGAACCTGTTCCATGATGACCATGAGTATGTTCATCTACAGTCCAACCAGTCGTACTATAAGTTGTGCCTGTTCCAAAGGTAGAATTACTGAGAATATTACCAGTATCTATTGTTTCACTAAAAGCTCTATCCCAAACCAGTAAAAAACTACAAGTAAGTAATAAAGGAATAATATATTTCATTACTTATGTACGTTAATAATTCGTTTTTCTTGTGTTTCTAAATCTGTTTCAATTATTATATCTGAAATTTCTTCAGCAGTTTTTAATGTTTCTAATTCAGCTTCTTTTCTAGCTTTTTCTTCTGCTATTCTTTTTGCTTCTTCTTGTCTTGCAATTTCTGCAAGTTCTTCATCTATACGAGAACGATTTTCTAATTTAAATATATAAGAATCATAATCTGGTCTCTCAAAATTATATTTATCCCATTGTTCTAATGCGGCTTTACCAATTTTTCCTTCAAAAGGACAAGGAGTTCCCGCCATTTGCATAGCTTCAAAAACTCTTTCATCTTGGCATAGAATAGAAACAGCCGCTACCTTCATTCCATAATCATACAGAACTTTAGATAACTTTATTCTTTCACAATTTAAATCCCTAACGTGTTTACCACCAGATATACCAAACCCCAAAGTAGAAACGGAGCCACTAACACCCATACTACACACATCTTGAGACATAGAAGAGAAACTGGGGCTGTTTGCAGAATTAACGGGGATATCTGACCCATTAGTAGTGGTTGTGTTTGTTGTTGTTGATGTTGTTGTATTTGTTTGCCCATCATTATTATTGGTAGTAGTCGATTCATAGCCACCCGTAATATTTGTATTACTACCTGATGTATTTGTCTGTGTATTTGTATCATTTGTTGAATCTGCTATTACTGGCTTTGCGATAACTGATAAAAGTATTAATAGTGTAAGTAATATAAAGTTCCGAAGTACCCATTTCATTTATTTTTCTCCCATTTTTTCTTAGCTTCTAAAGTCCATTCTTTAAGTGCTTCTTTAGTAACTTTTTTATTTACTAAAACAGCACCTTCTGGCATTTCACTGTATAACTTTATTACTTTACCATCTTTCATTTCTACTATAGCTTCACCACAGAAAGCATCTTTTTTAAATTCTTTATCTCTTGCAAGTATTCTTTTTTCTTTAAGGCAGGATGATAAGTTTTCCATAGGAATATACTGAGTCATTTTATTTTCTTGGTCGTTCATATTTCCAAAGAGGAACATTACTATTATACTAATTACTTCCACTTGAACTCCCGTTTTGCCTTATTTTATCTTTTAATTCTTCAACATCTTTTTGTAGTTTTTCAACTTGCGTTTTTAAAAAGTCTATATTTATATTATTTGATTCGATAGACTCCATTTCCTTTTGAATACCCTCTTGATTTTTAGCTAACCATTCCACCAACATCGTCTGCTCCATATCGATAGGTTTCTGGTCAGCAGCTTTTAATAAGTCAGCTTCCATTAATTGTTTTGCTGTTTCTAATTCTGTTATTCTTTGAATTAATCCAAAATAAGCCCACGTTCCAACCGAAACCATAACGATTAAACTAACAACCGTTTTCATAGGCATTTGCACAGCTTGATTTTGGTCGATTTTGAGTGCCATTACTTTTTAACTAAACTCCCACCAAAATATAATCCAACAATAGCTGACATTAGGTGTGTATCCATTGGTGTAATTACAACACCTGCATATTCTCTATCAACTAATAATTCTTTTTGTTCAATTAAAAATAAGAAACCTCTTGAAAATTCTGTCCAAGTTAAAAAAACACTTGTATCAAAAAATACAGGTACAATTTTAGGCCATACTATAATAAAAAATATAGCCGTTAATGCTATAATTCTTCTAGTCCATTGAAAGCCTTTATTTTCATAACGTCTTGCCTTATCAATTTCTTCCATTTGAAACTTACCTCTAGCAAGTAACATTTTTTGTTCATCTTGTTTAGCTTTAATACTTTGTCCCCAAATGGTCATAAAACCACCTAGTAAACTTGAACCTAACATTGTAATCATTTCTACGGGTAATCCAAACATTTTATCCTCTGTTATCTTTCCAATTTGATTGTTTTTTTCCTGCTTGTGCCGTATTCCAAAGTTGTTCTCTAATTTTATTTTCACTATTACTCATTAAATTAGCAACTTTGAAAGGTACAGGTATCTGTACTAAATTTTTATTTTCCAAATACCTGTCGTGTTCCTCAAATGTTAATAATTTTTCAAAAGTACGGCCTGTTTTTTTATTTTTAAACTTATAAAACGGCATTGTATAAAACTATAAGTGCGATTACTACAACAGCAACTAAGGCGATTTTACCTTTTTTGCTCAAATCTTTCCACATTGTTTTTATTTTTTCCATTGTTTCCTCCTTAGTCGGTTATTTTAATAAAAGCCCAAATGGCTCCTAGTATTCCTCCTATGGCAAGGAACACTTTAATCCCACCTAATCCCATATTAGATGTCCTGTTCAAATCTCTTATCTGTTTTTGCATAATGTTAACATCCTCTCGAATGTATTTAACATCAGTGCGTAGTTCAGCTATTTCTTTTTCCCATTCAGCCATTAGTTACCTCCACCGGCTTGATTCCAAACATTTTCACTTATTGTTTGTAAATCTCCTGCACCTTCACCTTCAAATACATCTCTTCCTATTCTAAGCACTGTTCCATAGAAGTATTCAACAAACTCACCTCTAATTCTAGGTTTGGTTAATCCATCACGTAGTATAACATCAGATAATAATTCAAATGAATCTGGGTCAGTAGCCATATCAGTAATCATTTTACCTCGACCAAATCTTGCATATTGAATTAATAATTCAGTCATAACATAACGTGGAGATACAACTCCTCTTACAACACCATATGCTCTTGATAATAAAGATTGAAGTTTCATACTTCTTGGGAAGTTTTCTACTGCTTGTCTTCCTATATCACCAGTTACTAAAGTTACAAGAGAAGATAAAGATTTTAAATCCTCTAATTGTTCTGGTTCCATAATTTGTTCAAGAACTTTATTATTTCGTGTTAAATATATTTGCATTGCAGAAGAATCAACTTCTAATTGTTCGTGTAATCTTCCCGGTTTAAGTTGCTTACTTCCATCTTCTAATACTTCAACGGCTGCTTCTTCAAATCCTACACCTCTAGTTGACTTAATACTATAGGCCTCTTCCATTGCTCCATCGTGTAGAATTTTTTGCAATGTTCTTTTATTAGTTTGAGAAATATTTTTTCCACCAAGTAATTTAGTAAGAGCTAATAATCGTCTGCTATCTCCACCTTCATAACTTTCAGATATAATTGCTTTACGAATTGATTCTTTATCGACAACTTGTCTACCAAATAATCCTTGCATTTTTTCTAATGTTAATCCTTCAAATAAATTTTCTGGAAGTAAATCAATATCTTCTTGTAATGTTTGTTTTTTTTGGTCAATATTATCGGCAATCTGTCCCTTAACACCCTTAATGTCTGTTGAATAATCCTTCATTTTTTGGTCAGTTGTTCTAAATATACTTTTTGATTTTTGAACAATGTCTTCACCCGGTCTTAATTTAACATTAAGAACGTCTTCACCAAAGTTTCTCCAAAATTCAGCAGGTATTTCTCTATTATTATCTAGCATATTTTCAATTGTTTGTCTTAATAAATTGACTGCTTCTTCATCATAAGTACCATCGTGTCTTCCAAACATTCTTTCAAAATCTTGAAATGCAGAAGTTGGAGTACTAGAATTAATAAATTGTTGGAAAAATTGTTCTGGTTCTGTTATACCACTAGAAATACGTCTTCCAATTCCTCGTCTCCATTTATCACCAATTTGTGTTTTCCAAACTTGATTAGCTTCTGTTATAGCATCAAAATCATCTAATTGACTTGTCAACATATCTGCTATTTTTAAATTCAATCCACCACTAACTCTTTGTGCATTCGATTTCATCATTGGCATAGCATTTCTCATCAAACCACTACGCATTGAATGTATATCTGCTAAACTAATATCAAGTCTTACAGATTCCGGTAAAACAACATCAATAGAACCTGCTATCATATTTTCTAAATCTGTAATTCCTTCTTTATTTACCATAATTTCACCAGTAGTTGGATTATTCATAGTTAAATCTAATTCATATGGTGTATCTAAATCATTATTTAAATCTTCCAATAATTGATTATACTTTTTACTACCAACTTCATTTTCATATCTCCGTAAAGCTTTTAATCTTTCTCTAGTTAAATATTCATACAAATTAACATCTTGTCCTTTAACTTTAGTCATAGTCCTTGTTCCTAGACCCGGATTATTTTCCATAAAGGTTACAAGATTATCACCAATACTTGCTGTAATTTCATTCACACCACGGGAATCAATAGCCATTATTTTTTTATTAGTTTGTGTTTTAGCATCCCAAGCACTACTTGGTGATACTTTAAATCCATCTATATTATCATATTGAGCTTCACCATATGCTCTATCTGCATCATACATCTCATCAAATATTTTCTTTGATTGTTCTGCGTGAGCAACACTTGTACTACGAGAAGCTCTACTAATAGGCATTAATACATTATGACTAAACTCTCCATTTTTATGATTCACTGGAACTAATCTTAAATTATTTTGCTCCAATGCAAGTTTTTGTGCTTCATCAGCTGTTGAAGAAAATGCATCTCCTAATTCTTCTGCCGCTGTTTTATCAAATTTATCAATTGTATCTGATTTACGTTTAAGTGATATTCCTTCATCCCAATTATTTCTAAATCCACCGGGGTCAGTATAACTTGTAAATTGTTTTTTATCTGTTGGCATACGTCTATCAACAGCTTTTAAAATCTCATCTGCCTGTTTAGATACAGTAAGTTTTTGAGCTTTAATTCTTTGCATATTTTTTAGTAATTGTGCATCCATAGTACTTAATAATGCTTCAAAATCAGTATCTCCATATGCTTTTTTTGACAAATCCGTTAATAAAGAATTTAATTCTTTTGCTACTGCCAATTCTCTTTTTACTAAGTTCATTTCATTAATATCGAATTTAACTTTAACACCGTGACCAATTCTTTTTTTATTTCTTGCCAGTTCTCTTAACGAAGCCAACCAAGCCATATCAAATGCTCTATCAATTGTTGTAAATAGCTTACCTTGACCCCCAACTCTATCATCAAATCGTTTGACTAATCTTTTTACTTCTGATACTCTTTCCATTAATGGGTCTTTAATATCATCAGGTAAACTTTGAAATTCTTTATCCCAATGTCTCATATGGTTTAATCGTTTTCTTTCTCTTGTTGTAAAGCCCATCCATCTTGGTATTGGCATTGCTGTTACAGCATTAAATAAAGATGCTTTCTTTTTAGAGTTCATTTTTCGAATTTCATCATCATTATATCCTAAACCTTTTAAAGCTCTTTGCATTTTTCCATCTCTAGTTCCGGGCAGTTTATAATTTAAATATGTTAGCCAATCGGTAGCATTACGTAATACAGGGCCAGTAATTCTTGCTCCTGCAATACCGCCACCAACTTCACCTATTACAGATGCTTCTTCTCCAAACATTGATTGAAAAAATAATCCTCCGGCAACAACATTAGCGGATGTAATAATTTCAGCTTCAGAATATGCACCTCCACTAAAGTTTAAAACTTTACCTTTTGTTTGATTAACTTTAAGTAACTCTAATTTTTTCTTTTGTTCTTTTAATGGAAGTGATTCTATTTCATCTAAATATGTTTGATAATTAACATCTTGTTCATCAACAGCTTTCATTAATTTATCTCTATCACCAAGTTCTGTTTCAACTTTAGAACTTCTGTATCCATCACCTTTTACTGTACGACCCGGTTTAATTGGGCCTCCTGCTTTTGATGCAAAATATTTCGCTACTTTATTAGCACGATATAATTTACCCAATGCTAATGGCCCCATTGTTAATATTTCTTGTACGGCTATTTCTGTTGCATTTCCTGCTAAACCTAAATCTTCATTTAAAAATGGAATTTTATTAAATTTAATACCCGCACCACCTTCTCGTTGCTGTGCAAATATATCATTTTCTATACCTAATTCTTGTTTATATTGAGCTAATTCATCTCTTTCCATAACGGCTCTCATCCAAGCATTAGCAAAACCTTTCTCTCCTCGTACACCTTGTTGTTTTATTTCTTTTACATAATTTTGCCAAGCTCTGTCTCGTTCACCTAATCCAAGACCATCATTTACAGAACGCATCATATCTACCCAGTAAAACCAATTTTCAGGGTCAATTGCTCCTCTTCCCATATCAACAATACCATTCCACAATAATGCAGTACCTCTTACTCCACCTTTACGTATTTGATGAAGTAATCTTCTTTCTTTAACAGGTTCATCGGATGATATACCATTATAAGCTTGGTCTGTTGCTGCATCTTCATACATTCTTGTAGCATCTAATTCTGCTGTTGTTTGTAAATGTTGATTTTGTTGATTTAATCGTCTATATCCTTCTGTTAAAGTATCAATAGCTTCCGTACCATATCTTTCTTCAAAACCTTGACCACCATCATTTTTTAATGACTCAGCATATTCATTCCAATAGAAACGTATTTTATCCGCTTCTTGGTCAGTAAATTGTCTAAAGTGGTCTTTTTTTTCTTTTTTATCAGCCATTATGATTCCTTTTTATCTGTTTTCTTTTTATAGTTTTTTAATATGTCTTGTCCGTGTATTAATGCTTTATTTAAATCTTCATATCTATTAAATAACTCTCTAACTTTTGGGTCTTCAAATACTCCCCACCCATTAATATCATAGTTTGATACCCAATTAAATGCTTTTTCATATTTCCTTTCTTCTCCATATTGTTCAAAATCAACATTAGGATATTTATCTGTAATTTTTTTATATAATTCATCTCTTAAATCATTACGCATTGTTGTTACTATTCCTTCAGCATCTGGGTCGGTTAGCCAGAATTGAGCATCTTGAAATTGTGATAGTCGAGCTTCAAAACCTGTTTGTTCTTTTTGGTTTTCTTCTCCTAAATTTAATATTTCTTCTGATTTCCCCATACTAACCTCATTTGATGGAGTAACTGCACCTTGTCCCTCACCTGCTTTTTGACTATTTTCATTTTCAAGACCATCTTCTTTTGCAGGTAGCTTTTCAAATATACTATCAAATTTTTTCAAATAACTATCTGTACCTCTAAGCACTGCTTTTTCGTGTTCTCCTAAAGAATCCCATAATCCCTGTGTTCCTTCTTCAGCAGAAAAATCTGGATTTTCACCAAAGTCAATTTGAAATAATTTAGATAAACGTCCATCATATCTAAAATTTCTCATTTCACCATTTACATCAATCTGTCCTTCTAGAGGTTGCCTATCAACTATTTCACCTTTATCATTAAAAACAGGTTCTGTTATCATACCATAAACAGGATTACCTGCTAATTTATCTGTATATCTTTCAACAACTTTTTTAAATCGTTCTTTATATCCACCTTCATACCATTTTAATATTTCATTTGATGTTGATGCAAATTCTTGTTCTGTTTGAATGTGCGATATTGTTAAATCATATTTATTTGTTGTTATTAAATCTTTTAATATCCATCTATTTTGTCCAACTGTGCCAAATGCTTTTCCAATTCTATCATATGCATTTTGATAATCTTTATCAGATATTGCTTTACCACCACCAGAACCTTGTTCAGATAATGCTAAACTATAAGCTAAAGTAATTTTAAGATATTCTCTAGTAGAAACTTTATCTTTTCGCCATTTGTCACCTTTATCCCATTTTTTCATATTTTCCATATCCGTCCATAAACAACGATTACCACCACCTTGACATCTTTGTTTTTGATTTTCTAACATACTTCCTTCTACTCCTGATAAAGTAAAATATTCGTGGGCAACACTTCCAGAAGTCCATTCACCAAATGTTGATTTAAGTTGTTCCCATTGTCCACCTTCACCAAAAATACCCCATAATGCTTGTTCTATATCAAATACAGCACCTGTTCTTTCATACTCATCAATAGATTGTAATAATCGTTCTGATAAATGGCCAATTCTATAATTTGCCGCTAATCGTTGATTCGCTGCACTTATATCTTTTGTTGGTAAACCTTTATATCTTGTAATTGTTCGCTTACCTCCTTGGTCATTAACTTGAAATTTTGGCATCATTTGATTAACAGCAGACATCATTTCTTTAAAACTTAATCCATAGTATAACTGTGCTTGAGCCAATTCTTCATCTCGTATATTATCATTATCAATTCCACCCAATTTATTTTTAGCATTCCACATTATATTAGCAACAACAGCAACGTGTTCAAATTCACCGGGATTATCACTTGTTCCAAGAACTTTTCTATAATAATCTTCTTTATTTGCAAACATTCCACCCGACCCAACTAAACCATATTGAGAATGTGTTAAAAGTGGTTCCATTGCGTCTGCAATATTTTTTATTGTTTCTCTATCAGGTCTATGAATTAACTCCTCTGGTCTTCTACCTTCTATAGGTATATCACCTTCTTGTGGTTTAACAACATCAAACATTTTAACAATTGCCTTACCATTACTATCCGTTTCAATGGCACTTGTTTGTGATACATCTCTTGCAACATTATATGTTTCTGCAATATCTTGAAATTCTGGTAGTTCTGATAGCCAAGAAGAATCATAAAGATTATATTCATCTTTACTTATTACATTTGCTTGTTCTGAACCAGACATTGTTCTATCTTTTGGATACAGCCATTGACCAATTCTAGTATCATATTCATCAAGCATATTTTTAAACTCATTTGGATTATCAGTTTTAAAATTAGTATATGTATCTGCATTGAATGTTCCATCATCATTAAAGAACCATCCCTTCATTGCAGCATCAAAATCTTTTAGTCTGTTTTCTCTATCCGTCCACATATCACCAACTTTATCTCTATCTTTAAGGATAAATTCACCAAATTTCATATTGTTTTTTAAAGCATCTTTAGCTGCATCTTTTGCCAAATCAACATTCATTTGTTCTCTAATTTCAGCAAGACGAGCTTGATGGTCACGTTCTCTATCACGGATATTTAAATATTGGTCTCCGGCTCCTTTAACAAATGCTTGATACCACTTCATTATATAACTTCCCTTCTAGGCATAAATCCACCTTCATCTTTTGGTGTCATTGCTGCTATTTCTTCTTGTTCTTGTGCATCCATTTCATCTATTTCATTATGTGAATCATCTTCTAATGTTTCAAAATCATTAATCATTTTTCTATGTTCTTCTGGGCGATTACTTGCCATTACCTTGTGTAAATCTGACTGCATTGTTGAATCACGTTCATCAGCAGGTTTATTATATAATTGTGCTTCAATTCCATTCTCCATAGCTAAACCAATTAAATATCCTGTTACAGGCAATTTAATTAATTCTGCGACATCAGGAGACCATTTACCTTCAGAAAATCCACTTAAAGATATTGTATTTACAATAGCTTCAATGGGACTACCTGCCGCCATTAAGTTTAACATTTCATCTTTACCTTTTTCATTTGAATCAATTTTACCTATTACAAAAGCAATAGCTTCTTTTGGATTAGCAAATTGTGGGGGTTGTTCCCAAACTCTTGAACCGGGTGCGGCTGTCATACCTTGACCGGGTGTTGGTCTGTCAAATGGGTCATAATTTATATTATCTGCAATAGCCATTATCCTGTATCTCCTAATTTAATATTTTGTGAATCAGATGTTGAAGTTGTTTGAGGTAGTAAATCCCGTGCACTAATTGTGTTACTTGATTGAAGTGCTGCTAAAATATATTTATTTTTTAACGCATCATATCCATTAGATTGTAATTGATGAATAGGTTCTAATATTCTTTCTAAATCTGTTAATCCTTGTTTTGAATTTCCTAAACCTCTTGTTAGTAAAGTTACATTTGCAGGTAAAGCTTCACTGGGCAATTTAAATCTATCTGCTGCTGCAGACATAAATCCTGTATCTCTCCCAATTCCTGCACCAATTGGCTTTCCTGTTTTTTCGTCTCTTTTAACACCCTCACCACTTCTTCCACCTTTAATAAATTGTCCTATTGCGGGTAAAACTTTTAATCCTATATCTAACCAATTTGCCATTATTTCTCCTTACGTCATAATCCAATCAAGCACACCTGCACCAATTGTCATCCACATAGAATCTTTTGCCTTATCATTATATTGCTGCATACTAAAATCATTTTGTTGTGCTGTTAGTGCAACTTGATGTGCTCTTGCTTCTCTTGCTTCTTGAATATTAACCATCCATTCAGCTTCATCTCTATACCTATTCCATAATCTGTTTTGTGCAGCAGCAGTTAAATCTAATAAATTTTGTACATTCATTTGATTAACTCTGTTTTGTTCTGCTGTATTTGTTGTATTAATAGCTCTCCTCCACGTTACATTTGACTGGTCAATTACTTGTTGCATTTCTGCATTAAATTTATCACGACTATCTTCCATTTGTGTATTAAATTTAGCTAACGCATTTGCTTGGTCAGTATTATATTGTCGCATTGCAGAGTTTCTATTTTTATTTGCTGTTGAAATTTGTGTGTTTAGTGTTTTATAAAATTGGTCAACTTGGTCTTGAGATTTTGCATTAAATTGTAATGCGGCATTTTGTGCTGCACTATCAGTTAATAAAGCTTGATTTTTTGCCTGTTTATTTAAAACTTCTGCTTGTTGTTTATTTGTTAAATTAGCCATATCCATTTGTAAAAAATCTTTAGCATTTTGTACAGCAGTAGTTAATCTTGCATCTAAATTTTTAGTGTCCATTCCGGCTAATGTTGCAGCATTTTGTAAAGCTGTTTGTTGTGTTGTATTTAAATTAGCTAAATTCATATTTTGCATTAATTTTGCATTTTCTAAAGCAACTGTTTGTTCAGCAGTAAAATTCATATTATTAACTTCAGAAATTTTAGCAGCATTCATTACTCGTTCTTGCTGTTCATTGGTTAATTCCTGACCAGTTAAAGTTGCACGTAACTGTGCATTAACTAAAGCAGTTTGTTGTTTATTAGATAAATTTTGAAGATTAAATTGTGAATGAACTTTAGCATCTTGTACAGCAACAGCAGTAGCAGTTTCCATTGCTGCGTGAAGTATAGCTTGTCCTGCCATACTTGAAGCTCCTAAACCTCTTGCTAACATTGTAGCATTTGCGTGTTGTATTGCACCCGATGCAAAAGCAGGGATTTGATTATTATCAAATTGACTCATCAATTGTTGCAACTGATATTGTACAGTTGCCTCTTGAGGAGTATTCATTGTTTCAGCAGTTGCTGATTGATAACCACCAACATCTGATAATTTTGCTGCATCAAATTGTTCCGCAGCAGATAAAACTCTTGTTGGTGCTGTAGCTTGTGCTGATGTTCCTTGTGCCGCAGTAGCTAAAGCCTGTTGACTTACAGTTCCTTGTGGAGCAGTTAAAGCTCCTTGAGATAAACTACCTAATTGTGCATTAGCATCAGATACAGAATTAGCAACTGTTGTTGCTGAATAACTTCCGGGGGCAGCAGCCGTTGGTGTTGTTACATCTAAATTAGTTAAAGGTACTTGTCCTGCTGTAACTTGGGGACTTGTCCCTAATTGACTTCCTGTAGTAGTTTGCAATTCAGCTGTTTGAACTGCAGCAGGAGTATAAGTCATTTCTGTTCCT